CCGGCACGGCAAGCGCGGGCTATGTCCAGGCCGAAATGCAAGCCGTCATGGACGCTTTGCGGGATGCTACGCAGACCATCAAGGCAATCAAAGACGCTGGCATAACTCATGGATGGATTGGAACATAATGAATCCCGACAGCGCACTTCTTGAGCTTCTTGCCCGCATCAACGGTGAAAAGCTTCTGCTGCAACAGCGTGTGGCCGAGCTTGAACGGAAGTTGAATGCCGCTGAAGAAAACAAGGGGGAGAAGCCAAAGAAATGACGCCTGAACAGCGTGTTTCCCATGCCAGGGAACTCCTTGCCAACAAGGTATTGGCCGAAGTCCTTGCCTCTATTGAAGACGGTGCCGTGGCCATGATTGCCTATTCCGAGCCGTCAGACGATGCGCTGAGGCAGGCAAAGGCCGCTGAAATCCGCGTTGCCCGTGCCATCCGCACGCAACTGCAATCTATTGCCGATTTGAGCGCAGACACGCGCGTCAAGTCGATAGCCTAATCAACCGAAGGAACTCCGAAAGGAACGATCCCAAGGGCGATCCGGGGAATACCCCCGGTCACGACGGAAGCGCCATGACGCGCTGCCTATCCGCAAGGAAACTACATGACGACCGAAGCAGCCACCGACCTGTCTCAGGGCAGGAGTGATAGCGTTCAACCCTCCACTGACCTCAATGACCCGGCAAACTGGGATTTCGAGGACGACTCTGACGAAAGCCAGAATAACGTTCCCGAGCCAAAGACCGGGACTGATCCCAAACGCGAGACGGATGAGAGTGAGCCAGACGCCACTCAAGAGGCCGACGACGAGCAAGAGAGCACATCGCAGGACGACAGCGACGACACGACCGAGGATGCTACGGCACCAGTCGAAGTCAATGTTCCTGATGATGCAATGGTCACACTGGCCAATGGCGAGAAGGTCAAATTTGCTGACCTCAAGGAATCGCCAATGCTCAAGGCTCATTTCACCCGCACTATGCAGGAACTGGGCAACCAGCGCCGCAGTGTTGGTGAGCAGGCGACACGCATTACCGGAATTGTGGACGCCTTCACGGACTATCTATCGCAGCAAATCCCGGACGAGCCGAGCTATGAACTCGCGTTCACTGACGCCAATGAATACACCAGACAGAAGGTCATTCGTGACGCTGCACTGGCGCGTGTCCAAGGGCTCATTGAACTCGGAACCAAGGCAAAGGCAGAGTCCAGACAGTTGGAAGACGCCGAATTGCAGACCGCGCGTGCGGAAGCTGCACAGAAGGTTGCCGATCAACTGCCGTTCCTTCGTGACCCCGTAAAAGCAAGGCAGTTCGACAAGGATATTGCGGAAACCGCCGCGCGAATTGGGTACTCGCAAGAGGACTTGAGCCGCATGACGGACCCGCGTCTGTTCCTTCTCGCTCACTATGCCACGGAAGGTCTGAGGGCCGAGGCTGCGAAACAGAAAGTCCAGCAGAAGGTACAGGCCGCCCCGCAAGTTACGCCAGCAAAGAAGGCGCAACAGAAGGGCAATCCTGATTTCATCCGCAACAAGGAAGCGATGCGCCGTTTGGCGAAATCAGGGTCCATCCATGATGCGATGGCCATTGATTTTGATGATTGATCACTTCTCATTGAGGAACAAAACAAATGGCAGTCCTTACCAATACCGTCCGCACGTCTAGCGCGGTTGGCAATCGCGAGAAACTCTCTGATGTCGTCTCGCGCCTCACCCCGGAAGACACGCCGATCTATTCCATGATCGGCAAGGAGAGCATTGACGGTATTCACCCCGAGTGGGAAACCGAAACCCTCGACACTCCGGCAGAAAACGCAAAGGAAGAAGGCGAGGAATTCACCTTCAATTCCATCACGCCCCCAACCCGCGTCGGCAACTACACGCAGATTTTCCGCAAGGACTGGATTCTGTCCCGTACTCAGGAAAGCGTGGACGATGCTGGCCGCATCCAGAAGATGAAGCACCAGAAGCTCGTCAAGGGCATCGCGCTTCGAAAGGACGTGGAATACTCGATTGTCGCCAACACGGCCTCAGTCGCCGGAACCACGCGCTACAGCGGCTCGCTGCCTTCGTGGCTGACGACCAACGTGTCGCGCAACTCCGGTTCCAACGGCGGCTTCAACTCCGGTACGGGTCTCACCGTGGCGGAAGGCACCGGAAACCTTCGTGCATGGTCAAAGTCTCTCACGGATACCGTGATGCAGACGGCATACACCAACGGTGCGAACGTCAAGCATCTGGTTGTTTCGCCGTATAACAAGACGGTGTTTGCGACATTCATGTCTGACAGCAACGTGGCGTCCTTCCGCTATGCTGCTGGCACCGATGGCAAGAACACCATTGTTGCGACGGCTGACGTGTACCTGGGGCCGCACGGCGAAGTGCTGATCCACTCCAACCGCGTCATGTCCACCGCTGCCGCAACCGCGCGCCGTGTGTTCCTGATCGATACCGACATGCTGTCATGGATTTGGCTTGATCCCATCAAGTCGGTCACAGACATCGCCAAGACTGGTGACGCCGAGAAGGGCGTGATCCTTGGCGAAGGCTGCTTGAAGGTGAAGAACGAAGCCGGATTGGGCGTCATTGCTGACGTCTATGGCTTGACCGCTTCGACGTAATGGCGGGGGCTTCGGCCCCTTCCACTTCAATCAAATCAGGAGAACACGAAATGTATATTCCGCGCAGTCTTACCGCGTCGGCAACGCTTGGCGCTGCTGATTCCGGTGTTCCGATCACCCTCAATGCCGCTGCCGGCTTGACGGTGACACTTCCCGCCGCTGCTGGCACGGGCCGTGTCTACGAAATCATTGTGGGCACGACCATCGGATCCAATACGGCGGTAGTCAAGGTGGCGAACTCAAGCGACATCATGACAGGCGTTTGCATCACCGGACAGGACGCAGGCGATACGCTTGTACTGTTCGAAACCGCTTCCGATACCGACACGATCACCATGAACGGATCGACCAAGGGCGGCATCAAGGGAGATCGCATCTATCTCCGCGATATTGCGAGCAACCTTTGGTACGTCTCGATGCTTTGCTCGGGAACCTCGTCCGAAGTTACCCCGTTCAGTGCCGCCGTCTAACATCAACAGGGCAGGTCTTCGGGCCTGCCTCTTTCACAAGAGGACTGAATGGCAAAAGAACCGACGCAGCCGAAACTCAATCCGATCAAGCTGCTCTACGATACCTGGGACAGCGACGGCGTGCGCCACAAGGCGGGCGTGGTTGTCAATCTGCCGCTTGAACAGGCCAAGGAGATTGTGGCCGCAGGCAAGGGCGAACGTGCAGACCCATTTCCGGGTGAGATGTAATCATGACTATTCGTGACGGTGATTGGACGCTCATCAAATGGGATGCGGACACAAATCAATCTGTGTGGTCGATGGAACAGGACGGCGAAACGATCTATCGCAAGCTTCAGCCTGTTGACAGCATCATCGAGAATAACGCGCTTGCCCGTCATGAGGTAGGCCGTGCCCCGACAGGGGATTACATCAAGATCGCATCGATCCCGGTTGACATGCTGTGGAACGAGAACAACGGCCTGATGAAGGCCTTCAGCGAGGGCGACCGCAAATATACGTCGCGCTGGCTCAATGACGGCGACAACCGCGCCTGGCGGACAACCGAACACAAGGTTTGATCCATGTCCATTGCCGACTATAGCGACCTGTTCGCGCAAGTTTCGGACTACACCGGGCGCACTGACTTCGGTCAAGTGTTTCCGCGCCTTGTGTCCTTTGCGGAGACCACATTTAACCGGCGCTTGCGCGTCTCCGGCATGGAGACGATTGTCGAACTCATCACCGACACGCAAGGCAGCGTGGACCTTCCGGCCGATTATCTGGAAATGCGCGAATTGCTGGATAGCACGGGCCGACCCTTGGACCTCTATGCGGTTCGGGCTCTTGATGAGCATTACCAGACCATGCCGGGATCTCCGGTCGGCTATTCGATTGTCGGCGGCAAGCTGTTTGTCATTCCTGAGAACTCACAGAGCCTCACCGCAACTTATTATGCCAAGGTTCCCGCGCTAACGCCTGCCAATACGACAAACTGGCTTCTTGAAGATGCGCCATTGGTTTATCACTATGCGCTTATTGCTCATGTGCTGGCATGGGCCGTTGCGAGTGGCCGTGAAGCGGATGCAGGCCGCGCGCAGGCCGCCGCGACGATTGCGGCCAATGAGCTCGACGCATTCCAGACCGAAGACAATCTGAAGCGTTATTCCAATGGCAGAGTGCTGATTGGCGGAGTGTGCCCATGAACATTCTTGAGATTGCCAATCTCTACGTTTGCCCCGCTGCATCGCTGCCGCAGTTCGACAGCCTCATGTCGAATTCAGACACGACAGCGAAAGACATTCAGGCTGCACTGCGAATGGCTGGTGAAGAAATCATACGCCGCGCGGAATGGCAGGCGCTCCGGTCTTCGGCTGTTATTACCGCAGGTAGCCAGACTTACACGATCCCCGACGATTTCCACCGGCTGATTTCGGGCAACGCTGTCACTATGTCGGCAACGCCGTTCACGCCGATCCCGTGCATTACGTCTTATGACGTATGGGCGATGATAGCGGTCAACCCGTCTTCACAACCCTATTTCACCATCCGCAACGGCTTCCTCCTATTGAGCACAGTGACGGCGGTTGATGTTGAAATCAACTATATATCAAACCAGTGGATTACTCAGATGCCAGATTCCACGGCATCGAATGAGTTTTCAACTGACGAGGACGAAGTGAAGATTTCCGCGCAACTGTTAGGGATCGGCGCGCTCTATCGCTACAAGCGCATGAAGCGTCTTGAATACCAGGATGTGCAGGAAGAATTCGAAGCCATGTTCGACATTGAACTCAAGGCTGATCGAGGCATCACCTAATGCTGGTTTCTCCCGGTGCCAAGAAGGTAAAGACCGCGACGGCACGTCTGAAGACGGCTTCGGCTGTCAAGACGTTCCCGGCACCGACGCGCGGTTGGGTGACAAATGAGAACATCGCAGCGGCACAACCCGGTGGCGCGTTCGTGCTGGATAACTTTTGGGTCGAAAGCAAGTCCATCAAGCCGCGTGCTGGCAGCGCGATCCATGGAACGGTTCATGCGAGTGATCCATGTGAAACATTGATGGCCTACGTTAGCGGCACGGCTGAAAAGCTGTTCGCGGCCACCGGAACGGCGATTTATGACGTGTCCAACCCCGTTGACCCGCTGGTAATTCCGACTGCGGCCATGACGGGCATCACCAATGGCGATTTCAGTTGGACGAATTTCGCCACGGCGGCGGATAATGGCTTTATCGTCGGGGTAAACGGCACTGACCGCGCGATATATTATGATGGCGCGACGTGGCGCTTTATCGATGATGCCACGACAGAACTGCCCTTCGATGCACAGACGGTGAACTTTGGCGCAGGTCCGTTGACCGTGACGGGCGGCACGTCTGGCGCAACTGGCGTGATTGTGGAAGTCATCGACAACGGAACGACAGGAACGCTGCGGCTCAAGTCGGTATCCGGGCCGTTTCAGGACAATGAACTTATAACCGCCTCGACAGGATCGGCCACGGCCAACATTCCATCCGGCGCCACGACCGTTCCGGCGATTACAGGCATTATTACAACCCTGTTTTCCGCCGTGTGGATCTACAAAAGCCGCATGTTCTTTCTCCGCAAGGACAGTCTCACGGCCTATTACAATCCGACTGTTGACTCGATTGGTGGCGCTCCCGGCGCAATCTCGCTTGCTGGCGTGATGCAGCGTGGCGGGTCATTGATGATTGGGGCTACATGGTCAACCGATGCCGGCGACGGCATGGACGATATGTGTGTGTTTGTGTCCGATCAGGGCGAAGTGGCTGTCTATCAGGGAAGTGACCCGTCAGACGCTACAGCGTGGAACCTCGTTGGCGTCTATCAGATGCCCGCTCCGCTGCACAAGAACGCCATCATGAAGGCGGGCGGCAACCTTCTGGTGGCAACTGAGCAGGGGCTTATCCCGATCTCGTCTGCGATCCGCAAGGATATTGCGGCGGTCGCCCTTGATTCCGTCTCGCTGCCAATCGAACCGACATGGCAGGACTACATTGCAGACCGTCCCGGCAAATGGGTGGTGGCGAAGTGGGCGGCGAAGAACCGTGGCATTATCGGCATCCCCGATGGTGATGAGACAGATCATGCATTCGGCATGAACCTTCAGACCGGAGCCTGGTGCCGCATTGTTGGATGGAACATCAACTGCGCTGTTGAATTGGGTGGCGACCTCTATTTCGGCACCAGTGACGGCAAGGTGATGAAGGCCGATTCGACGGGCGCGGATAACGGAAGTGCATATTATTGCCTGTATGTCGGCCTGCATGAGTCCATCAACGCCACGACGGCCGAGAAGGTTGCGCACATGGTGAAGACGACATGGCGCGCGGCAACTGACTTCTCATACAAGATCAGCTTTGGCTTCAACTACAATTACACCGAACTGTCCTACCCGTCAGCGCCGGTCGAGGCTGACACGGCACTATGGGATGCGGCACTTTGGGATGTTTCAACGTGGCCGTCTTCACAGAAGCGTATAGCCTCGACGCAATGGCGGTCCACAAACGGGCATGGCTTCGCAGCGGCTCCGGTTTTGCAGATGGCCATGGGCACGGCGACCGCGCCGAATATCGAATTTATCTCGATTGATCTGCTGTATGAAACAGGAACCATCGTCACATGATGCGCGAAGGGTATTCGATTACCATTGAACGCGGTGATCTGAACTATGAGGAATTGGCTTCGATCTATCGCAAGCACTACGGGGAAATGCAAGAGCGGCTAAAGGGCGAAGGAATTGAAATAGGTCCATATAGACCGCGCCTTGAAGCATATTTCCCCAACTGGAAGCTTGGACACCTTATCAACTTCGTTGTCCGGTTCCACGGCAAGGCAGTCGGTTATGCCAATATCTATTTTACGCATGACATGCACAACGGTGAGCCTATCGCCACAGAAGACACAATCTATCTTCTGCCCGAACATCGAAATGGAATGGGCCGTGAACTGACAAAGTTCACAATGGCTCACATGAAGCAAATGGGTTGCAAGCGGGCCATCGTTACCGCCGTCACCGACACAAGGTCAGGCAAGTTGTGCCAGCGGCTTGGCTACAGGCCAACAGGACAAGTTCTCACTTATATATTTTAAGAGGTGCCTAATGTGCGCTCCCAAAGCTCCTGAGCTAACACCTCCGGGACAAACTGCTGCTGCCCAGGTATCGCAGAACATCGGCACCGCGCTTGCCAATGCGCAGTTGAACAACGTCAACCAGTACACGGCTGACGGCTCCAAGATTTATGACGTAACTGGCTATACCAGGTACGTTGACAAGTCGGACCCGGAAAACCCGGTCAAGTACCGCATTCCGCAGTACTCGCTGACTGAGAACCTTTCGCCGGATCAACAGGCGATCAAGGACCAGCAGGACCAGACGAAACTTGGCTTGTCCACGCTGGCGAATAACCAGACGAGTTTCCTTCAAGACTATATGTCGAAGCCTTGGGATTACAACCCCAACAAGCACATGAGATGGGCGACGGGGCTTTATGACAAGCTGAACAATGACAAGACGGAGCAGGCGCAACAGGGCTTGCAGACGCAGCTTGCCAATAGCGGAATCAAGCTTGGCTCGGATGCTTATGACCGCGCCATGCAGTCGCAGCAGAAAGCGCAGATGGACGCGCGCAATCAGTTCGGTTTGGACAGCTATCAGACCGGTTTCAACACGTCACTGGCCTCGCGAAATCAGCCAATCAATGAAATCACTGCATTGATGAGCGGCGGCCAAGTCTCGCAGCCGCAGTTCGGCCCGACGAATGGTTATAACATTCCGACGACCGATCAGGCTGGCATCACGGCGCAATATGACTCAAACCGGATGCAGCAGTGGCAAGCGCAGATGGCACAGCGCCAGAACCTGTTGGGCGGCTTGTTCTCGATGGGCGCTTCGATGCTCTCGGATGAGCGGGCCAAGACGGACATTGAGAAAATCGGTGAAATCGAGATTGAAGGCGACGACGGCCAAGAGCACGAAACCGGCCTGTTCCGTTATCACTACAAGGGCGAGCCGAAGGGCAAGGCCAAGCATACCGGCGTGATGGCCCAAAACATCAAGAAGATGAAGCCGTCTGCGGTCAGCAAGAGGCCGGATGGTCTCATGCAGGTCAATTACTCGAAATTGAAGAAGGCCGGTTGATATGCAGTTGCCATCTTTCATCTTCAATGCACAGAACGACACGCCTGAAGCTGTTGCACGCCGCAGGGCGCTCGCTGAGGCCATGTTGGCGCGAGGCACAACTGGCGTTGCCTCAAATGTAGGTGAAGGCCTTGCCCAACTCGGGCAGGCTATCTCAGGCAGGATCGGCGTCAATCGTGCGGACGGCATCGCAGCCAAGCGCAAAGCTGCGGCATACGGTATGCTTGGGCCTGCGTTTGCTCCGATGGCCCCGGCTGCTGTTCCAGATGCTCCGCTTGCGGGCGGCGCTGGTAATGACACGCTGGCAGGTGGAACGGGCGGCGATGCTTTGGCCCCCGCGTCCAATCGGTCGATAATTGGCTATTCGCGTGCTGGTGAACCGTCACCCCCCGCTGGCTGGCTGAACTATGCCAATCAGGGTGCAACCCGCAATCAGCCGCTCAATCCCAAGCTTGCCAAGGCTCTCAGCTTCTTGCCTGAAATGGGCGTGAACATGGACGTCTTTTCGGGCGGCCAGGACGCGGTAGGACCGCGCCGCACGGGATCGACGCGCCATAACCACGGCAATTCGGCAGACGTGTTTTTCTACAAGGACGGTCGCAAACTCGATTGGGCCAATCCGAATGACGTTCCGTTGTTCCAAGAGATTGTCAAACGTGGCCGCGCGGCTGGCGTGACTGGCTTTGGTGCTGGCCCCGGATATATGCAGCAAGGCTCAATGCACCTTGGTTTTGGCACTCCCGCTGTATGGGGTGCTGGTGGCCGTGGCGCAAATGCTCCCGGCTGGCTTCGCGCTGCATATAACGGTGGCGGTTCTCCAGCCCCGGCAATGGCTCCCGCAGCGGCACCGCCCGCGGCACCGTCTGTTGTCCCGCCCGCGTCTCCGGTAGGCAGCGAATTGATGGCGATGGCTCCGCCGTCCACTCCGCCCGCACAAGCCCCACAGATGGCCCAACAAGCCCCTACGGTGGTTCCCGCATCAGCGCCGCCTCCGATGGCTACGCAGGCTCCAGCATCCCCCCAAGCCCCAATGAGCGCCTATCAGCGGGTCATGATGCAAAGCCTTGGCAAAGAGGCTGGCGGACTTGCAGCACCTCCCAACCGCGCGCAGGCCGCTGCCGTCATGGGCAATGCACAACCGATGCAAAGCCCGTTCGCGCCATCGGCTCCAATGGCAACCCCGGCCCCCATGGCCGCCCCGTCATCGGACGTTCCCGGCGTTCCGCAGGCAGGCGTGAACAGGCTGTCCTTGCTTCAGGGTGTCATCACCAGCCCAAGCTTCGCATGGCTAGAACCTGCACAGCAACAGTTCGTCATGGACGAATACAAGCGCGAGCAGGCCGCTGCCAATCCCGATCCGATGGCCAAAGTCCAATTGGAGACGGCTCAAGTCAACCTTGAGAAGGCCCGCAAAGACCTCGCCAGCCAAGGAATTGAGACAGTCGTTGTCGGTGATGCGCTGGTGAACAAGCAGACCGGCGCTGTGATCTATCAGGGCGAGCCGAAGACAGGTGAAGAAACCGCTACGCAAAAGGATTACAAATTTGCAATTGACCAGTTGCGAAAGCGCGGCGTTCCAGAAAACAAGCTTCCCTCTTTCCAAGAGTGGGCGAAGCCAAAATCGCGCGGCATTGTATTCAAGGGTGCGGATGGCACAGAAGTAACCATTGGCGGATCTGCCGACGAAACCGGGATTGATGGCACGTCCCTGCCTGCTGAAGTTGGCGGTCGCATCGGATTGGGGCAGGCTTTCCTTGAAAAAGACTATCCTGAAATCATAAAGATGATTGAAGCAGGTGACGCAACGGGTCCATTAGACTTTGCATCCGGCTACATGGGGCGCGGCAATTCCGGGATTGTGCAACGCCGCATGGCGACAGGCATTGATGCATTGAGGCGCGGCTTGACCGGAGCAGGCATGGGCATGTCGGAAGCGGCTGAATATGCAAAACGATATGCGCCGCAATTCACCGATGACGCAAGCACACTGAAGCGCAAGGCTGAAGGTCTGAAAACCGACCTTGAAGCGGTGGCGAAGGGTGCCATCTTTGGCAAGGCTGGTAAAGTTGGGGAAATGGTTCCGAAGTCTGGCGCGCCATCGCCACAAACTCCAGAAACCCCGGCCCCTGCCACCCCCGAAGCCCCGGCTCAGCAACAATCAGTAGCCCCGCCAGCCGATGCAATCCAGATGCTCAAGGCTGATCCGTCATGG